CCTTCAGTTAAATCACTTGTTGATTTTGAACTTAAATCTAAATTAGCACCTGTTTGTAAATTAACTCTGGCATCTGCTCTTGCATCTGTGTAGTAAAGATTTGTACCTTCAGTTAAATCACTTGTTGATTTTGAACTTAAATCTAAATTAGCACCTGTTTGTAAATTAACTCTGGCATCTGCTCTTGCATCTGTGTAGTAAAGATTTGTACCCTCTGTTAAATCTGTTGTGGTTTTGCCTGAAAATGCTGTGTCAAATCTTGTGCTTGTATAGTATAAGTTTGTAGTTCCTTCACTAACATCATCTGTAGTTTTGGTTGCTAATCTTGTGTCAAAATCTGTGTTTGCTCTTGCAGTTGTGTAGTAAAGGTTTGTGCTACCTTCTGCTAAATCATCTGTGGTGTTGTTGCTTAAATCATCTTCTGTAGGTGTTGTCCAACTTAAAACACCACTGCCATTAGTTGTTAATACCTGTCCATTTGTACCGTCACTGGTTGGATATTTGATGCCATTTAATTCAACACCTGCATCACAAATTGCATACACACTAGCTGAGCTTACTGTGGTGCTTGCCGCATCAGCAAGTTTGCCCCAAAGTTTACTAAGCAAAATTTGATTTGGATACACACTGGTTGCACCTGTAACACTGCCTGTGATTGTGTTTGCTAAAACACCTTGATCCCAAGTACCTGTCAAATTACCAACCATAATAGATGATAAACCAGGTTGTTCTAAAATTTCTGCTGTGGCTCCTGTGTTGGCTTGTGTAATAGTTTCGCCAACGGAAAATGTTTGATTTGCATTTAATCTAAATTCCCAACATTTGCTGTCAAGTGTTGTAATTAAATCTGCACCACTAACACCTGCACCTGCTACTTTAATGCCAGCACCTAATGGCATTGGGTCGTTGCCTATTTGCTCGTGTCCTCCAAAACCGCCACTCCATACTAAATTGGTTGTGCTGTAATCATCAATATCATAGTTACCTAAATATACAAAATTACTGCCACTTGATATTGATGCATTAGCAGTCATTTCTAAATCACCACCATTAAATGGTTGTATTTTGATATTGTCCTGCGGATTGCCTGGTAAAATAATTTGATTTATGTCTTTGGTTGTTTGTTCATATGAATGATTTTGATCAATATTTTCTCTACCAATAGTAGTTGTTGTGGTTAGATATAAATCACCACCTGCTCTACTATCTGGTGCTCCCGCAGAAATATATTTTTTATTACTGCCTGGCTCAATAGGTGCTCCATAATCACCACCAATCCAAATTCTGCCCCATTTGTTTAATCTATTATAAATTCCGTTATCATTATTAAATTCAATATTTTCATAGGTCCAACTGCCTGTTTCATCTTTAAAATTTGGATATGTTGTTAAAAATACATCACCACCAAATTCTTTTTGTGAATTTGTTCCGTCTTGTGCAGATGTTCCGATTTCTATAAATGGATGCCTTTTTTGTTCTTCAACACCGCTAGCATTGGTTACTTTTTTTGTAGTAAAGTTGCCAGTAATTGTTGTTGGAACAAATGTGTGATCTGCACTAGTTGTTGATGTAGTATTTTTAATTCCAATACCATTGTTAAAATTTCCATAAGTAAGTGTTTGATCATCAGTAACTACAAAATATGTTGTTTCATTTTGATTTGCTTGTCCAATTTCTGGCACAGTGTAGGTGTGTATGATGCCATTGTTTTGACTGCTACCATCACCACCATATACAATTTTAGGAGCACCATAAGTAGGATCCCCCCAAGTTATACCAGCGCCTGATGTGTATGTTTGTAGTTCTAAATTTTGTGATTTTAAATCACCATATGTTTTTAAGTTTTGTATACTAGGACTACCGCTTGTACTTAATTCAACATCACCTAGTATACGAAGACCACCATTTGTATGTAAAATAAGTTCACCATTGGTTTCTTTAATTATACTATCACTAGAACCGCTGTATATTTCTACATTGCCAACATGTAAATCAGTAACTGCTGAGTTTTGTCCAATTGCAACACCATCAATTGTGCCACCATTAATATCAACAGTGCTAAATGTTTGAGTGCCTGTAAATGTATTGTTGGCTGTAGTAACAGCATAATTTTGTGTAGAATGGTCACCCCATCCATAAGCAGTGTCCCATTGACCAACTTTTGTGTCAGTGATTGTATTAGTGCCCATGTCAATGTTGTTGCCATTAGCATCCAATGTTCCGCCTAATTGTGGTGTTGTGTCAAAAACTAAATCAGTTGTAACATCAGCAAAACTTAATTGTCCTGCACCATCTGTTTTTAATATTTGATTTGCGGTACCATCTGCTTGTGGCCATTTTATTCCATCAATAATTACTTCACCTGATGTGTTGTCTGGATTTAATTCTAAATCATCAGTTTTAAGTACTATGTTTGCACCGCTGCCATTTGCTTGTAAAATTTGTAATATAGCACCACTGTTTCTATTAACAATTGATCTTGTGTTAGTGTCATTTTTACCTAGCAAAATTTGAGGAGCATCTAAATAAACTTTATCACCACTAGCCCAAATATCAGTGGTTGCTTGTAATAGTATTTCTCTGCTTGAAACTAAGTCAATGTCATCTGTTGCTCCGCCGCCTGTTGATACAATTGAAGCTCCATTAACATCCAAATCCCCGCCAAGTTGTGGTGTTGTGTCCTCTACTACATTGTTAATTGATACTGCCTGTGCCGCTGTTTGTGCTCTTGCATCTGTGTAATATAAATTTGTTTGTTCAGGTATAACAGAAGTGTTAATTGGATTTACACCACTGGTGTTCAACATTGTAGAGTCTACGCCGCTGGCACTTATGTTTAGTGTCAATCTACCAAGTGTGTCATTGTAAGTGCCATCTATACCATCGCCAGCATATATGGTGTCTGCAATTTCATCTTCAACTCTTTCTGCTGTGTAGTATAAATTTGTGCTTCCTTCTGCTAGATCATCTGTGGTTTTGGTTGCAAGTCTTGTGTCAAAATCTGCATTTGAAAAATTATCGTCATCAGCAACTGCCCAATTTGAACCGTTGTATTTTAAAATTTTGTCTGTGGCTACACCTGTGGTGTCAACATCTGTTAAATCATTTAGTGATGATGCTGTGGTAGATGCTGTTACATCACCGTCTGCATCAAAAGCCAAATATTTGTTTGCTCTTGTGGTTTTGTTAGGAATTGTAAGGCTAACACTTATGTCACCATTTGAATAAAAACTGTCGCTGTCTGTTGCATCAATTCTAATACTTTGCTCTCTTACACGCTTGTTGTCTCTTGATACAATGTTGATGTTGTCAAATTCTTCATTAAATGTTGATGCACTAATTGTGCCACCATTTGAAAAATCTGTTGTTCTAGTTGGTGTTCTGTCACTGATAATAAGAATGCTACCACTTGCTGGTGCTGTTCTAAATGCAACTGTGCCTGTGGATGCTGTGCCGTCAACAGTGTCATTTATTTCATATGCAGTGCCGCCGCCTGTGAAAGAAACTGTTGGGGATGTAGTATATCCTGTGCCGCTAGCGGTAACTGTGATAGATGTTACTGCACCTCCACTTATTGTTGCCGTTGCTGTAGCGCCACTACCACCACCCCCTGACAATACCACTGTTGGTGCTACTGTATAATTGGTACCTGCTGTGCCTACTGCAATGCTTGTTACTGCGCCTGCAGACACAGTTGCTATTGCTGTGGCTTTTGTACCTTGTGTTTGTAGCGTGGTATCGTTGTAAACTTTTAGATCACTGGTATTCATAATCTCAAAACTGAATGGAAAATCAGTGGTTGAGTTATTTGCTGTGTATTTTATGCGTGGTGTTGTGTTTGAAACTGCCATATTCTATATAATCCTCGTAAGTATTTATTTTAGTATTTGATTCCACTCTAACTTAAATTGCCCACCCATTCGTTCATCAACAGCATAACTGTCTCTGCGTTTTTGCTTACGGTAATATGCTTCTGGGTCTAGTATTTCTTCTATTGAATCAAGCATTTCATATTTGAAATATGTCAACGGAAAACCTGTTGGAAATGCAATTGCGGCAATGTCTTTAATAACTTTGTTTGTCAAACTTAAATAACCTTGTGGATTATCAAATCCATCTTTGGCAACTGTTGCTGGTGCACCCAATATATCTGCTGTCAAATCAACCCAATAATCCAATGCAGGACCCATCAAGTTTCTAAATGCATCATCTCTAAATTCTTTTGATGTAAAAAAGTCTTCATCAAACACATTTGCTAAATTGGTAATCATCATTTCTGCAAACGGATACACAGCCAATTGTCCAAGCACAGGTGTTCTTGTAAATGCTCGTTTGTATAATTCTGCATCATCAAATGCATATGGCATTCTTCCGCTGGCAATTTGTGTTAATTGTGTGTACACCACAGCACCTACAAATGTAAATGCCATCACAGTAGCCATTGATTTAATTACACCAATGTTGCCACCATCTTGTAATTCTTTGCCATGCATTCTTCTACCAACTGAAAAAGAAAATGATTTAAACTGTGTAACAGTTTTCAACAATGAACCAATAATACCAACTGCACTGCTGTCTGTGGTATAAAAAGCTAAACGCATTTTTTCAGTATCGCCCGGTCTAATTCTTGACAATCCATCAACATTACTGCCAAAAAACTTGTGCCATTTGTCAAACAAACTTGCTCGTCTCAACACAGTTTTTCCAACTTCTCTTGTTTCTACTGAGCCACCTGCAAGTTGAAACATGTCAAAAATTTTATTGCCATGTTGATCTTTAATAAACGCACCGTTGGCAAATGCTTGTAGAGTTTGATTGTAATCTTGCTCTGTAAAACCATGTCTTTTTAATTCTTTGATCCAATTTTTGGTGTATTCACCTTGTTGTAATTCTGCCCATTTTTTACCACTGCTTAATGCATCAGTAACATTTCTAGTCAACACATCATAACCTGCCGCCGCTTGTCCATCTGATAACCATGTTGATCCTGTCCAACGCATAAAATTATTTGCCCAACGCTCTGATGCTCTTTGAAAACCACCTTCTGTAAATGTACTGCTCATTGTGTTGTACAAACGCATCTGTGTAGCACCCATCATATGTTCAATGGCATAACCAGCTCGCTCTGCCGCTTCTCTGCCGGCTTTATCTCTTTTCCAAGGTGCAAGTCCACGCAACGCTCTGTGACTTTTGCCAAACCATCTTTTGTTAGCTCTGCTTAATCTTGCATATGCAAAAAATGGTTCTGTTGTAATTTGTTCAACAGGTATAAATCCCAAGTGCAACACATTGATGTTTCTCATGAATGTAAATGCTCTTGCAAGTGCGGCTCTGTTGACTTGTGATGGTTCTCTAGTTGCTCTTAAATGTGCGGCAAACACTTTGTAAGGATTGCCACTTGCAAATTTTAATTCTGGATTGTTGTTCAACAATCTTTCTATTTCTCTCAAGTATGCTTCAGTATCAACACCAGTCATTCTGTTAAGTGCATTTTCTTCACTTAATCTTTGAAACTGATGAAACACTGCTTGTATAGGTTCTTCTGATGTATAATTTGATCTTATGGTGTATTCAGCATCTGCATTTCTAAACAATAGATAGTGTGATTGTCCCATGCCTCCACCAAAATCAACATCTTTGTAGTTGGTTGTTGCATCCCACAGTTTGCCACTAATTTTGTCCAACTCCATTTCAATTTCTAACTGTGTTGCATTTTCTATATTAAAATCTTCTTTGCTTTGTTTGATGTTAAGTGGATCAAGTTTGCCACGCATCTCACCAATAAATTCATCTCTTGATAATTTTGCAAGTTGCAAGGGATTAAACTGCACTCTGTCTGCAAAATGCATGTTTGTTAAATTACCACCCACTTCTAAATTTTCTGCTTGTATCCATTGAAATGCATCATGCATGTTTTTAACCAACACAGTTGCATAGTCTTGTTTTTGTGGATTGTAATTTTGTTTACGCACAAAGTTTTGTTTTTCTTCGTATATACGCAACATTGTGTTTTTGTCTTTTAATTTTTTTACCCATTTAGGATCATATGCTTTCATTTTTGCATTTACATTGTTCCAAAAATATTTGGCCATGTTTGAACTTTTTAAATCTTCTAATCCGTTACCTTTTTGAAAGTTGTTGTTGGCAAGCAATCCCATCATCACATGAAACAATAGATCCTCTTGATTGCCTTTTTTACCTGCTGTGTCACGATACATTTTGGCTTCTTTGATTGCATTTTTAAAACCAGGTACCTGATCTATGCCTGTGCTGTATGCTTCTTGTGCCTTAATAAAGTCATCACTCAAAAACCATTTGACTGTGTTTTCAATATCGCCAACAGTTTCAACAGCTTTTACAATGCTAGGAAATTTTTTATTGAATTGTAGATCTTTGTATTTTTTTACAACATCACTGGCTTCACGCAACACATATGCAAACGCACTCATGTCATCTGCATAACCTTTTTGTTGCATAGTATCTCGCCAAGCTGGTATGTCACTGGCTGGTGTAGTTTTTAATACTTCTTCAACATAGTTTTCTACTTGTGTTTTTGTGACCAAACCTGTTTTGTTGGTTTTGATAACAGCATCAAATTCTTCATAAAACTTTCTAATGTTTTGATCAAACACTCTTGCAACTTGAAAGTCGTCTGCATTCATTTCATCTAATGTTGCACCACTAAAAATATTTTTACATTTCAATGCCATTACGCTAATCCTTTTAATAATTCATTTATGTGACAAGCTAGGTATTGTTTGCCTTTGACATCATCAACCATGTCTTTGAATACTTCGCCTTTGATTGCTCTGCCGTAGCTCATGTCAATCATTTTAATAACAGGTGTCATATCAATTCTACCTGCATCAACAAATTTACCTTTTTGTTGTTTTGTTAATTTGTAAACTCTGCCGCCTTCTAAAATGTATTTGGCAGTTTTTCTATCTGCTTTTCTTTTTGGCACATATTCCCATTTGGTATCAGGAAATGCGTCAATCATTTCTCTGTTGTCAATGTAGTTAAATATTGCATCAACATCATTGTTTCTCATTCTTTTTGATAAATTTAATTTTACTTCATCGCGATATGTTGCAATCGTATCATCATTCAATTGCAATTTGGTTTGCTCTGATCTTTTTTCATTGTCTCTAATTCTTCTTTTGACAACTGCTTCTACTCTACTGTTGGGTGCCGCCACTGACTCTTGTTCTATTCTTTGAAACTCTGACACACTTATTTCACCTTTGAGTAATTTTTTTCTTGCTCGTTCTAAGTTTGTGTTTGTGGCTTTTTGTAATTGTGCAATTTGTTTTGTTAATATGTTGTTTTGTTCAACTGCTGTTACCACTTTAGGATCACTAGCATCTGTGTTGTTGTTAATAATTTTTTGATTTTCATCAATCAATTCTTGTGTTGCTTCTATGCGTTTGTCTAAATTTGTTTTGATTGCAACATCAACTGTGTTTGCGTTGTTCATTTCAATTGCTTCTTTCATTTCATCTGTGGTTTTAAATTTAGGGTCATTTAATATTTCAATACTTTTCAACGGTATTTCAGGTGTCTTTTTAAGTTGAATTGCAAGTTCATCTAACGGCACACCTTGTTCAAGTCCGTTGAGTTTGTTTTTCATAATTAATTCTTGTATGGCACGCATGTCACTGTTTACATCCCAATGTGGTGTTTGCATCAATGTGTTGAAGTATGTAGTACTTAACCATTGTTCTGCTCTTGCACCTTCTAAATTATCTGGCACTGCCAACGGTTCATATTTGCCTGTTGCAGGATTTAATTCTTGTATGAAACCTGCTTTGGTATAGTCGTATGTGCCATCTGTTTTTTTCAAAAACAAATCATTTGCACTAACTATTTCATCAGTGTTTATCAGTCTTAATCTTTTTCTTGTGCCAGCAACATTGGTTGTTATTTCATAAACTTCAAATTGTCTAACACCTGACTTGTCTTTTCTTAGCACAATTTCTTGTTCTAAGTTTGCTTCATTTCTAATTGCAGTTTCTTGTGCTTTTGATCTTTTTGGTACTTTGCTTACAGTTCTACCATCTTCAATTACTTCAACAGGATCAGCATCTTTTAATCTCAAACTTTTTTTGGCATCTAAATTTTTAATTGTAAATGTTTCACCTGTAGGCAATAGTTCACGCAACACTTTCAAATCAAATACTGTTAATTTTTTTATCTCAAAAACTATTTCTCCATCAGGTGTAAGTTTTGCAACTATTCTACCGTTTTGATATTTTGAAGGTAACCTTTTGCCAAATCTGTCAAACACAATTTGTTTTTTAGATCGTTGATACAATTCTTGTTTGGTCAACGGCATTGGTGGATTTTCAACTAATTTTTGATTGTTGTATTGTTCAAGATCAATAGTTAATCTTTTGCCTTTGGTTGTGGTTGGTTGTATGTCAACACCAGCAATAGGTTCTCTAGCAGGGTAAACGCTGGTGCGTTTTTCATTTTCTCTCATGCGTTTTGAACTAGGATTTAAATCTGCTTCATCACTGTTTTTGATATTTGGATTTGGATCGTTGTCTAATGCTTGATGCACTTTGTTTTGATGTTTTCTTTTGGCAACCCAATGTCCAAAACCTTCACCAACCATGCCGATACCACCACCTAATAGTGTGGCTAAGGCAATGGTTGCAACACCTTCAGTAAAACTTAATTGTTCTTGTCCACGCTCATCATATGCAGGAACACTTAATCCAACTTCTGCGGCACCAAATGCACCACCTGTAACAGCACCATATTTGAAACCTTTCCATAATTTAGATGCAAGATTGGCTCCTTTTGCAACACCACCTACAAACGGTATAAGGTTAGTTTCATCTGCTAACAACATTGTGCCCCATTTGACTGTGGTACCAAGTATTTGTTGTCCGCCACTTGCTCTTGCATACATTTCTTCATAGCCGCGTTCTATGTCGTAGTTACGAGCCATTTCATATGCTTTTGAAACATCCATGTTGTGGTCCCATTCAATGCCTGGTCTGTACAACGGATGTGTTTCGTTCCAATCTGTTTCTGTTATTTTTTCTTGATTGCCCCACAGTCCAAAGTTACTGCCTGCACTTTTTGCCAAACCTGTGAATGTTTCTTTTCTACCAAAGTCCCAAGCATTGCCTAAAAACCTACTGGTGTCTGGTTTGGTTTGTGGTTTGTTAAGTGGATTGTCTTGTTTCCAAATTGTGTTGTATCTTCTAGCCATTGTTTTCTTCCCACTGTCTTAGAATTATGTACAACGATAGACTTGGTGATAATCTTGCACCAGTGCCAACACCTGCAAAACCACCTTGCGATCTAATATCATTCCATTCTTGTTTGACATAATTACGAGCATCTTCGTTGTCTAACAAATCGTAATCTTCAAACTGTGATAGATATTCAAGTTCCCAATCAGTCCATGTTGTTTTTTCTTGTGCATTTTTTAGCATTATACCATTCACTGTAGCTTCTTTGTCTGGGTCGTACACAGTTACACTGTCAACACCTGCTGATGTATAACTGTTTTCTAAAGCAAGGGAGGCATACCATTCAGCTGTAATTTTGTTTTTGTTATCAGCTGAATTTGTTTTCTTTTGTTCTTTGTAGGCTTTCATTTCACTCTTTTGAACTATGCCATCTTTGTTAATGTCCATTTTTTCTTTGAGTGATGTGCCGTCTAATACAAATGTATTTTCTTGTGATCTTGTGTCTTCAACACTGTCTTTTAAAATCATGTCATCGTTGAAACCTTGTGTCCAACCTGTAATTGTTTTGTCAAAACCATATGCAAAAGTATCACTTGGTTTGACAGCATTTTGTTTGTTGGGATCAAGTTCAACAATAATAGGATGTGTTGCATATTTGCCGTTTTCAGTAAGTGGTCCTGCTTGTGTCATAGCACCACCATTTGCACCTAAATCAGCATCAGTTACACTGTTTACAAAATAATATTGTGTGCCTTGTCTTTCTGCCGTCACACTTTGCAAAAATGCACTTTCATTTTCACTCAATGTCATGTTTGTGTTTGGCACATAGTTGTTGAGTATAGGATTTGACATAACAAAATTAATTTGTTCTACGCTGTTTAATTTTGTTTTTTCATCAATAATTGGTGAATTTGGCATAGTAATTATTTGCCCATTGTCCAATGCTTGTGGTTGAAATCCTTGATTGTACATGTTGTCTGTCATCTTTCTTGCTTCTTGATATGACACACCGTTTGCAATGTAGTAGTTGATCATCTTGTCGTAAAAACCCAACACTTTGGCATATTCAACATGACCTTTTGATATGTGTGCGGACACAAAATCATTGTCCATTGAAAGTTTATCTACAACTTTTTCATTTTCTTTTAAGCCAGTTTTTTTAGTAGGCAATCCTTCAACAGTGGCTTTTATTTCACCTTCTGTAATTATTGCTTCAAGCAATGCATCTTGTTGTTCACCTGCAGGCAACTCCAACGCAATCTCCATTTCTAAACTTAGATCAAGCTCAGTCATTATTGAAATGTTGTTGTCTATTTCTAATTGTTTTAATAACTGCAATGCACTTTTTCTGTTGTTAATATCATTGCTGTTGAGATTGTTTTTAAACCAATCAATTTCGCTGTCATCAACCAACGGAATAAGTTTTGTGTCAGTAACACCAACTTTGTCTGCTGTGTCTTGATGTCTTGTTTTTAAATCGTCAATTGACTGCGGTCCGTCTGTTAAACTAATTGTGCCACTGCCTGCTTTGGCATGTGGATTTTTGTCATTAACAATTGTTTCTAATGTTTCAATTTGATCTTGTATTAAATCTTTGGCTTTGTTCATTGCACTAATTTTGATTTGTGAGTCTGGGTCTGTGTCTTCTGCCATCAGTTCAAGACTTAGATCAATCAATTCAATTTTGGTTTCAAGATCATTGTGATCCATTTTGTCTATGTTTTTGACATAGCTTTCAACCAATGTTGCTTCAGTGTATATGTCAGTCAACATTTGCACTTCTTCATCTGACAAAAGATATTGTTGTTGTGCTTGTGCCAGTGATGCAATAGGCACAGCAGTTCTTATGTCTTCACCATCTTCTAATGCTTCAGCTACTCTGTTTTCAAAACTTGTCTTAAAAGTTTCTCTTTCTCTTGTAAACTTTTTGACCATGTCTTTGTGCATGATGTTTAGATCACTTACTAATCCTGCAACTTTGCTGTCATCAATTGTGCTAGGTATTTCAAACTGTGGTAATGCTTGTTTTATTTCATCACCATATGTTGTTTTGGCTTCGTCAATGTATTTTTGTACACCTTCTGGTGTGCTTAAACTTGTGATAAATGCTTCTCTGTCAGCAATTGGTAATTTTTCATATGCTGATGTAATTTCTGCTTTTAATATTTCATCAAATATTGTTTGTGTGTATTGACCAAGTGTTGCTACATCAATAATTTTTTGTTCATTGTATAATGTGTTGAGAATACTAAATTGTTCTGCAACCAACCTTTCACTTTGTCCATACAACGGATCGCCTTCTTTGGCCAAAATACTTTGTTCTAATTGTACGCCAATGTTTGTAATTCTATCTGTTTGTATTTTTACATCCTCGGCAAGGTCTCTATTAAAAATGTTTGAGCCAATTGAATTATTAATTCTGTTTGCCGCACTGTCATAATCAACAACAATCAATTGTTGTAAGTTACTAGGTGTAGTTTTTAATATGTCATCTCTTAATTTTTTACTTTTCTTGTTAAAAGTTTCTATGTCAAATTTGTTTTCATCATACAACTGTGTAAGTTGTGCTTCATAGTTGTTTTTAGTTTTTGCAACAAAAGCCGCCCTTGCACCTTTTTTATATGCATCACCTCTAATAGTACCAAGTTTTGCTTCTGATTGTTGTATTGTTGTGGCACCTGATTGTAAATCTGTAAAGCCTTGTTCTTGTCCTTGTTCAGCCGCTTTTTTATCCAAATGGTTTTGTGCAAGATCATTAATGCCTTTGAGTATTGATCTTGTGCCGTCTTGCAACACAGGTGGTTTGAATGTAGCACCTACTTGTTTTTGTGATTGATATGTTGGTATTCTTTTTACTGCCATTGTTATCCTCTCATTGCAAACCTAGTTCCAAAATCAAGTAAACTGCCAAACGCCGCTTGTTTGCCCATTGCTCTTTGGTTTCTTGCTTTAATCATGTTGCTGTAAATTCTGCCTTGTGTTTCAAATGCATCTGCATAATCTTCATATGCAAACTCTGCCGCTGTATCACCCATTACATCAACAGGTGTACCTTGCAACGGATCAACACCACTGCTACCGTACAATGCAAGTTGTGTACCAATTGCTCTACGCATTTTTTTCTTACGCTCACTTTGTCTAAGCACTGAAGCTTGTTCCATGTTTTTAATTTGATATTCAGTCAATGATGCTTGTGCATTTGCAAGTGCCATTTGTTGTGAAGCCAATGCCGCTGTACTACCTGCCGCTATAAATGGTGCCGCTAATGATAGTCCCGTAAATATAGGACTCATCGCACTGTATATGCTTGAAAGTGTTCCTAATAAACCAGCACTTGAACCTGCCGCCGCCGCTGTTGCAGAAGCCGCCGCACCCATAGCCGCGCCTTGTGCCGCCGCACCCGCCGCCGCCGCCCCTGTTGCCGCTCCGCCTGTTGCTAATGATGATAATGCTAAAAATGCCATGTTTAATCCTTGCTAATATTTATTAGCCGCTCCCTGTTGTGTCTAACGGCACTTTGTATTCAATGGTTGCGCCTAGTATTGTTGCTTTCAATGGATCGTTTACATTGGCAGTGATTGTTAAATCTGGCCCCATGCCTGTCAAATAAACAACTTTTGTGCCTGTGTATGTGGTAGGTGTTGAATTGATTGTTGTTGAGTTGAATGTTTCAAAACCTACATCAAATCCATCAAATGTTAATGCTTGTGTATTGCTTAACACAATGTCTGCTCTTTTCTTTGTAATCTGTTCACCACGCTGTGAGTATGTTTGTCCTACAATTACAGTTGCTGGCAATGTTTCTATGTTTGATGCATAGTGCAATCCTGCCGCAACATTTGTAAAAGTTGAATTAAGTGATGCAACACCTGATCCATCTGTGGTTACATTTGCGTGTACACTTTGATCTGCAACAACTCTTACTGTGGTGCTGGGCAAGTGATCAAGTGTAATAGATGATTGTGAACTTGTGGTGTCTGCCAAATATGAGTCTACATAAAATTCACTGTCACTCATTTTTTCTAAATAAATTCTGTCTGTGCCATTGATGTTTCTTTTGACCAACACATACAAACTATTGTCAACTTCTAAACATCTTAAAAATTCACCATCTGTTTGTATTCTGCTCCAACCTAATACATCTTTTTCTACATTGATTGACATACATGCCATTTCGCCATCACCATTTACCACAAACACATAGTTTGAATTGGTGTCTGCAAATGAACGCACATGAGCAAGATCAAGTGGATTGTTTAATACATGATGACTGATAAGTGTGTAGTTCTTGGCTTGATAACCATCTGTGTTGTAGTTGTATGCAAAAGCTCTAAGTTCTGTGTTGTTGGACAAAAACATTGCTTCTGTGTCTACAATCAACGGCTTGTGTCCATTGTCTAGTATGCCGTAATTGGTTTGTCTTGTGACATTAACACTGGTTGGTGTTACAGGTTGCCCTTCCATAAGCCATTCACCACCACTGGCAAATATGTAAAGTTGTTGTTGTGATATTAAATGTTGAATAACATTCACTTCATCTGATGCCATTGTAAAATTAAAACCAGCATCATCTGTAACAATACCTTGTATGTGTTCTTCTGTTTCAATTGTTGAGTTACCTTCTGTGGTTGTTGTAGTTTTTTCAATTTCAACTGACTTTGTGGTTGGTTTAAAATTAAACACAGATGCAGTTTGACTGCCAAATATAGTTTGTGGCTTGTCTCTACTGCCGCCAAATATCAATCTGTTTTGATGAAATGTAACTGATCTTGGCCATCCGCCTCCATATGTTGCTGATAAATTTGAAAATGCATCAATATCCCATTCATCTGCAAGTACATCATCATCATTGACCAATTCTTCATCAACTGTGCAGAATGCTTGTGTTGATGATGCTACATTGTGTATTTTTGCAAGTCCACCATTGATAAAAATGTGCATGTTGATGTGTCCATCAGGCCAATTTGCATTTGTCCATTGGTATGTGCCGCCATTGATATCTAGTTGTACATTTGCACCAAAAGAAACATTAGGCTCACCGTTGGCATGATTGGCAACTGCTGTAACATTGATGCCACTGTCAAAACCAAAGTTTGTCAAAGGCACATAATCAAAATCTAAATATGATGCTGTCCAATCTGTGTGTGTTGCGCCACGCACAATTTTTACAGGACGCATGTTTTTTGAAACTATTATGAGTGTGTCAAGTGTTTGTGTAAATCTAAATTCGTTAATGTTTGAGGTTGTGATTGGTAATACATTACCACTTACACCATCTTCAACTGTGGCTTGATACAAATCACTTTTGTACACATGCATTTTTGCATTTGTACCGCCGTTAGCTGGTTCAAACACCAACACATATTCTTGTTCTGCACTAAAATTAAATGCAATCAGTCTTGCTTGTTCATGAAAACCTGCATCTGCACCCACTGTTTGCGGATGATCATCAATAAATTCAAAACCAGGTCTGCGTTTGAGTCCACCTTGTGGTAATATCAACCAATTTTCACAAGTTCTTAAACCACTTTTGTAGATGTTAGTATCTGCCCTTGCTTCCATGTAAGGGCCAACTTCACCTTTGGTAAAAAGAAACTGCGTTTGTTTTAGTGTCATGAGTAAGTAACTTTGAATTGCCCTTGATGTGCATCAATTAAACTGCCTCTTCCAATTATTTTTTGAGGTGGATTTTCTTGACCATCAGCAATTCTTGCCTTTCGTAACTTTTCGTTAAACTCTTGAAACAATCTTTCTTGTACAGAGCCTATGCCAGTTATTGCTTCAGCCATTTCAAATGCCAATTTTGCTACCAAACACTCTGTAAAGAATGCTGGGAAGTCACTTTCAGTTTGCAATTCAATGTACTGTAATCTTGCGCCACTAAATGTTGTGTAAATTTTGTTGTTTTCTACACTGTAATCTGTGTAGTAGTTGCCGTTCTTGTCAAACACACCAATTACTCTGATCAAATTTGCAGGCATAGAATAAACTGCTGTGTAGTTTGGGTCAGTGATGGTTTCATTTAATTGTGCTAGTATTTTCTTTTGTGTAGCAAAGTTCCATTGTGCGTAGTTGAATAATGTTTCTTTGACTGTGTCATACATGTTTGACACAACTTGAGCCTCTCTTGTGTTGGCTGTAAAATCTGTGATAGGTGCTCCGCCTAAACGGATCAGCGCCATTGAAGCAATTTTTTCCTTTGTCATAGTCATCTGTGTGTTTCCTAATCTAAAGTAAGGGCTAGTTGCCTAGCCCTTACAAATCGTTATTACTCAGTTACATCAATCTGCACTAAGCCTGTAGTGTCAATCACTGCACAACCTTGTGTAAATTCTGCTGTAACTAGGTGAGCAACTTTTTGAGGTACATAATCAAATCTTGATGTAATGTCCTTACCAATTGCACATCCAATTGAATCACGATCAAATGCGTAACAAGCTCTTACACCTGCTGTTGCTGTTAACAAGTTAGAAACAACAAGATTGAAACCCATTATGTTTGGAATATAACCAGTTTGTAAACCTTGGTTTGCAACATAATCAGATGACACAAGTGTTGTGTCGCCTAATAAGTCTGTTAACGCCGCTGGTGAAATAACAAGCATTCTGTTATCGCCCATAGCAACATCATTGTCATTCAATGCTTCCGCTGCCGCAATAAGAGCAGTTTTGTTTAAACCACTGCCTGCTGTTACTGTTGAACCCGGTGTTGCCGCGTCCATCACTGCAATTAACTCAGAGTCATACGCTCTGTTAAGAGCCGCCGCAATTGCGCCTTGGTATGAATTTCTGTAGTCAATATTAGTTCTTAATTGATCGATGTCTTCAATGTATTCACCTGTAACAAATGAGTTCATGTCTGCTGGTACAACTGCGTGTGATGCCGTTCCACCTGTGTATGATTCACCATTTGATGGTGCTGAGAAACTGCCTGAATCAGACATTGGTACTAAGTCCGCGTTTCTCGTTTTGTTTTTGATGTATCCACCTTTACCTAGTGTGTGAAATTTGTACTGATTACCAACAACACCACGCACAGTTCTTACAGCACCTTGTAATTTAGATGCTTTTTGTTGTGCTAGATGAGTTACATCCTCAGACCACATTTGGATAAATGCGTTGGATACTGTTCCGCCTACTGCCATAGTAAGTACTCCTTCTAAAAAAATATTAATTTATTTTTGCAAACTAAATCGTGGAATTGTTGATTGATGTGTTCAAGGCCTAGTGGTTATCTCTACTGCACAATCAGTTCTAAACAATTAGTTTATTACCTGTTGTGTAAGGGCACAATTGGTTGTGTTATCCTGTTTCAACACAGTTATTTATGCTTTACCAGTTCTTGCATGACCAATATCGTGCTGTCATTTTGTTTTTTGCTGTAGAGCATTTGTGTCTTGCTCTAAATGATTTGCGTCGTGCTGGGTTTGATTTTTTGATACGCATGTTGGGATCACCAAAGCGAATTGTTTTGACATTACCCGTCTTGGGGTTTTTGACATACACCTTAAACTTTTTGGGTCCGCCTGGTGTCCTAATTGGTTTGTTGAGTGGGCTTTTTTTTGCGGCCATTAACTTACTTACCGTAACCCTTCATTTTGTATTTGCCTTTAGATTTAGTTTTCTTTGCTTTGCTCTTGTATGAGCCTTTCTTAGATTTGTGTGATTTTTTATGCATGATGATCTCCTTGCTAGTATTTATGGCAAACGGCTGTTGTTGACCAACAGTAATACTCGCCTCAATTCTGGATATGTGTTGTCGCCATTGTCGTCAATGCGTTCCTGCACCCATGCACAAAAGTCCACACTGTTGAGTAGATTGCGTACTATGGTTTCATCAGTTTGTGCCAATGTGTCCAACCATTCCATGTACACATACTCGTCCGATATCCAGCTTTCCACATCGTCCTCGTCTTCCACATATAGGTTTTCTTCTGAGTGTGCTGGTCCGTATTTTTCGCACTGCTCCCTAAACTTCAATAGGTTACCGCCGTAACGCTCCAATAGTTCTTGTGCTGTGATGTTTTCGTCCTGTTCAAATCTCGTTTTTGTGAATTGATTAGTGGTAACCATAAAAGGTTCCGCATACCAACGATCGCCCTTGAGCTTTTGCATCATTTGAACTTTGTGTGCTAGTTGTTGTGCTTGTGTTTTATCCATTAAATACTCCTCGTTTATAAATATTTATTAGCAGAGAGAGGCACCATATTTTGCCAAAAAAATTCATCAAACATTGGGATCAACGACTTTTCAAACAGTGGATCAAGGTACACAAGGGTTGCTGGTTATGGCAACGCACCCGCACAACCAGTGGCTACGGTGTCCTATACCATGACAAGACCAAATGGTTGGCGCACCGTTTCGCAGTGTTGTTGTACGGTATGTGCAGTGAAGCCAAACTATCACGCAACATAGTACGACACACTTGTGACCGTGGACATGAAGGTTGTGTGAATCCTAGGCACCTTATCGTGGGCACACAGCGAGAGAATGTTGGGGACATGATGAAGCGAGGCCGTTACAAACACTACAAGCAGATTGATTAAATACTGTTATGACACATGTAATACAATTCGTAACACTCACGGACAGCGAAACAGCACGATTCATCAAATGGTGTTCAACCTGTTGTTTCCACAAGTGGACAGTGGACAAGATCAACAGTGAAACACATTTCACATTTTGGGACAGGATGGATGCAGATAGATTTGTGCTGTGCCATCGCGATTTTCTAGAAGCTTTATAGAAAATGGTGGCCGTTTTTTTCTTGCTTAGCCGCACACCAGTATTTTCTAAAAAGGGGTGGCCACCCTGTAAAAATTGGCCAAAACTGCAAAAACACACACCCTAGGGTGAAGCTGTTATATTTACAGCACCACATTGGCCAGATTTCTCTATACAGCACAAGAGGTTGCGACGCCACCATAGGCCACCGTGCGGAGATCGTGTAAGCATCACCCTGTCCAAAGATTGTATTACATTGGACACAGCAGTATTCTGTTGGATGCGAACAGTATTACATTGGACACAGCATGATTACCACACAGCAATCACTTTGCGCCACTCTATACCACCGTCCAACACGCTGAAAGTAAAGCGTTCGCCACGGTGAATCCACAGCAAGGCACACGCTGATGAACGGTGAAGCACGGTGATGAACGGTGATGCATCATTTTTATCCTCTTTTATAAGGTTGCGTACATCACAATCACGGAAGCTGTGCGATTAGTTAGTAAAGCACAATGTTATCCAAAATAATCCACCATTCACCATTGTCCAACGCACAATCAGACTTTAAAATGTGAAAGTGAAACAGCGTTCAAACAAACACAGGCACAAGCGTTCTAAATTGGACAGCAAGTATAGACAGCAAGAGTGTAGGCGAGAGGAATATGCTGTAGCCAGGATAATGTCACAACTGGCGTTGGCAGTTTCAGAAAAATCCTCTTTTGTCAAGAAAAAAGATTGACAACACCACACTATTATGCTATTATGTATGTAATTGCTTAAAACAATTGGAAGGAACAGAACAACAGCGGGGAATGTGCTGTATTCTGTTGGATATTAGCCTTTTCATCAAAAACAGCCATTCATCGCCACAATAAATACAAAATATAGGAGAAGACGATGGCACAACAACAGGACTACACAGGCGCACACAATGATGATGCACTGCAAAGGGCAATTGATTTCATCACATCAGATTACTATCAACACAATGATAACTGGGTGCAAGGTGATTTAGAATGCGGTTTGGATGCGGATCACTATTGGCACATACGCAATCACTGGCACGCAATTATCTCACAACCACAAGGCTTGCTGGATTGGTGCAAACGAACAATAAATCCACAAACAGGATGCACATTGGCGGATGCATTGTATCAAGTGATGTTTTTATGCAAGTATGCAGGACTTCAACGACACTACATCAAATATCAAGCACAAACTGGGCAAATTGATGAACAACAGCAATTGGTTGAGTTATTGGCAGTATAAATCAGTCAAAAAACACCTATTTGGGCATCAAAATGCTTCAATTTGATAAGTACAACTATAAAGGAGAACACAATGCTACAAATCACAGCATCAACACAAGAGTATGACGGCGAATTAATCCACGGGCAAGAAGCCAGCATCAGGGTAGTGCCAGCGGATGAAGTACAAGCACAACAGCTTCACGAAACACTCAAACAGGGTTGTATCGCAGTCGCACACTACATAGACAAGCGTTTTGGAGAGGATTTTTTTCTAAAACACATCAACCGTCACCCGTTTAAAAAAGTCAAGGGCAAATCACAACTACAGGAACTAAAATGGTTTCCCCACACTAAAAACGCCGCTTACAGGCAACAGCACGGCTTGGGCAAATATTATACGCACGAGGAATTGATAGACAGCATATTATATAAATGTAATACCACGCTCAAATCAGGCGGGCTTGAACATTTTACCTTGGCACAAATCAATCGCTGGAACAGATATATGAGATATATGAATTTGCTGGAGCATCGCGACTACAACGGTGCTTGGGACACATATAAAATACAAATTGTTAAAGCACCCGTGAAACAGCAGTTAAAATCAAAACCTGGGCATATATGCGGAATGGAGATAGCACAACTATGACGGAACACACTTGTAATATGCTGGTAGGAGAAAAGCGGATTGAACTACGCTTTCATCGTAAAGCAAAGAAATTAAGCAAACACATCAGCACAGATGTACGCAAATCTGTAATACAGCGTTATTTGGCAGGTGAATTTGGCGAAAACAAGCTCATAGAAGCAGATATGAACAAGCAAATTGATGCTTACATAGAACGCAAACGCATCAAACACACAAACAGAGAATACATCAAGCACTTTCTTTTTGGTTGATTTTTTCAAACACGAGAAAGTATAATTATTAATAGGCACATTTAGGCACACACTAGGCACTTTTTATTACACACAACATTGGGCAAATTTTAGGCTATATAGTTCCCACACAAACACAGCAAAATGCGGTTGAAACACACAGGTGAATTGCTTGGAACCGTTGGTGTTAGCGATATTAACACAAAGTCAGCAACGAAACTGCGTAGATGACACGAGGCAGTATAATACAATTGTTAGAGGTTGGGTTAGGACAAAGCCCTGTTGCATATGACTTGCGTTAGCGAAAAATACCTCTTGTCTAAAAGGGCAAATGCTTTTTTTATATGACACTTGCGTACGGTGTCGTATGAGCAAATGATAGATACTAATCCAATTGGAAAGTGTTTAATACGAAGCTGTGCTTCGTATTATTAGTGCTGTAGCAAAGCTACAGCCTAAACACTGCTTACAGCAATTACATGAAATTGGTCACAAAAAAAGAAAGGACTGCTAACACAACAGCCCTTTCTCAAGTAACAATATAAAGGAGAGACATATGTCAATGCCTCACTTGTATTTATCCACCCAGTTGAGTCAGCTTTTCATACATCCTATATAATTCAGCTCTTGCGTTATCGCCAATTGGATCGCCTTGAGGTAAATTCATTTTAGGATCATTTCTCATCTCTCGTATTTTTTCTCTGATGCTGATTGTGTCCTCAGTTCTTGACTGCGTGTTGGTGATTGGATTGGGCACTTTGCCACCATCCATCATGTTGTACAATATTTCAAGTCCGTCTGCTGTGTCTGTCAAAGGCATAGTCAATACATGTGCTGGCAAACTGCTGGCATATTTTTTTACTGCGGCCAATTTGGTGTCATATTCATTGCCCCATTTTGTTTTCAAATTTGCGTTTTCTTGTTCTAGGTCAGCACGAACAGGCATTTGTTTTTGATACTGTTCATCGATGTTTCCCAGCTGGTCTTTGTATAGTGCCACCACACCTTCAATTTGTTTTTGCGACATGTTCAATGTGCGGAACAAATCCTCAGCTTCACGCTTGGTGTCCTCATCACCTGTCAAATCCATGTCCATGTTATTGACAAAATCCCATGAATACTCTTTGGGTGCTTTGGGTATGTCAGCCAGTTTCTTTTCAAGTTCATTGTATGATTTGGCCAAATCTTCTGGTGTTTTAAATTTTTCAGGTAACCAATCATATTGGGTAGTTTGTTCTGTGGTTTCTGCAGATTCTGTTGGTTGTGCATCGCCTAGCAAACCTTGTGTTTCAGTAGGCGCTGTTGTTTCAGTTGTTTCAACTGTTTCAGTTGCTGGTGTGTTTTCTTCACTCATCGTAGTTGTCTCCTGTTAAGTTTGATTTGTTTTCATTCATTTCCATCATATTACGAATACGCTGGATCAATTGTTGTTGTGCTATTTTGTAGATAGCACTGTTGGCATTGGGTGCATCACTGCTGATTCTGGTTTGGTTTGTTATGCGTTCTAAATCATTCATAACAGCACGACCATTGTCAGTGTCAAACACACGCTGATAACATTCTTTCAATTGTTTCATTGTTGGTTTCATTTCAGTTTCCTTGCATATGTGTAGCCCGCAGGTTCCAATCCTAATCTTGTGAACACACGATTGTATGCTGGACGATCACTCCAACTGAACATGTACAACATGTTTGCATCTCTGCGTTGTCCCCATTCAGCAAAACGATCAATCAACATTTTGGGATATTTTGGATTGCACGGTCTATTTGTAAGCAACACAATCACTGAACAATCCACACTTTGTATCCAATAGTTTTCCATCAGTTCGCCCACTATCAAGCAGTGCAAATGTCCGTCATCATCTTCAATGCCTTGTGTGTAGCCATAACCAGGTTTGCGTATATCCAAATTGATCATGTGATCTAACCATCTATCGCAATAAGGTTTGCCTTTGTCGTGTTTGTGATGTTCAACCCATTGTCTTGCCATGTTAACAAGCGTTTGGCGTTTTTCAGGTGTGGTGTAGTCTTGGCCGTTTACAAATTTCATTTGTGTTCATTTCAGTTTGTGTTCAGTTTTATTTATTAAGCAGTTGGACCCATGCCGCTGGGTGGTACCACTTGCTGTGGGTTCTGTTCTTGTATTGATTCAGTTGCTTGTTGTAGCATTTGTGCTTGTTGTTGCTGTTGCATTCTTTCTGCAACTTGTTCTTCATCGAGTACAACTTCAGGTGATAGATCACCATCTCTAATAATTTTTCTTGCCAATGCACCCATGTTGATTTGTGCAACGCCTTCAGGTCCTAGCTGTGATATGATTTGTAGTATCTGCAGGTCTCTTTGTATCTCTGACATGCTGATACCTTTTTTAACTGCTGAATTAACAACTATTTCATACTGCGTACCATCATTGATAAACTCTGGTAGTTCGCCTCTTAACTGCAAACGCTTGATTAAATTTTTAATCACAGGGCGTAAAAACTCTTGCTCCATGCGTAGTCCTGCTGGACCAATCTTTCTAAAAAATTCTGCTTGTCTAACTTGTACTTCAAACGCAGTCATTTGTTGTGATTGATCTGGTGATATGATTGAATCATTAAACAATAGTTTGTTGATTTTCATACGCTGATCTTCTACTGCTTGGAAACTAATTTGGAAGTTGCCTGGAAATGGAATTGGTTGTAATGGTGAGTCAACTGTAATTACATCACCTGGTTCAATTTTCATATTAGCAAAGTTGACTGTGCTTTCATTACCATCTGTTTGCCATGCACCTAATCCAGCCCATGCACTTTGTTGCATGATCAATTGTGTTGCTTGATTGGCTACACGAATGTGTGGTAATGCTTGGCGTAGTGGACTAGAGCCCCATACTGAGCCAAGTTCTTTGGTAAATCTAAACACAATAAACATTTGTGCTGGCGTTGGTGTCTCTTCCAACATAACCATTTTGTCTTCAGTAAACACTCTGTACATCAATTGCTTGTCACTTGGTAACTGCAAACATGTTTCAAGTATTTTTACTTTGCTTTGTGGATTTTTGTCTGCTTGTCTTTGTATTTCTGCAGGCACTTTGTTGCCGTATTTTTCAACTACATATTGTGCTGGTAGATGATGTTGTCTAAACACTGTGTCAACTTCACCTTTGTGATTGTCTAAGAAATACAATTGATATGTTGGTATAGCCATAAAGTCTATGCCAGCATCTGTTTCAACCATTGTTAATGCACCAGTACCACTGATCACACAATCAGTAAGTGCTTCAGAAGCCGCAACATAGAAGCCGCTGTCTCTGATTGTTTTGAACACAACCTTGTTGGCCATGTCTAACATTCTTCTTACATCAGGTGCTACTTGTGGTTTGATTTCATCTCTTACATCAATGTGTGCCCACTGTTGGTTTTGTGGTATCAACAGAGTAAGAATAGTTGAAACTAAATTTTGTACGCCATCAGCCGCTGTTGCATCAAACAATTTTGTTCTATCAACTTCGCCTTCTTGTACACGCCAAATGTCTCTGTTGGGGAAAGTAAATTTGTACGCCTCAGATATTTCTGGTTCGTGCAATTCTCTTGCCGCTTTTGCTTGTGAGAATATTTTTTTGATTACTGTTTCACTCATATGATTTACTGTCCGCCGATTTGACCAAGAAGTGTTCTTCTGTACTCAGGGCCTATAGCTTCTGTAGTAACACCAATTGAACCAGCACCGCCTCTTCTAGTTAATAATCTGCCTCTGCCTTTACGCTTTCTCATTGATTGACGAAGTTCATTTGCCGCATCAGATCGTTTAATTTCTTTGTCAATTCTGATTTGACGCATTTCTCTTTCTTGTGCAATCTTGTCTTGCGCTCTAGCCATTTCTTCTGGTGTAGGAGCAGGTGGAATTTTTGGTTTCATGAATCCCATTATTGAACTCCTAGTTTGTCACCAATAAAGTTGATCATACCTAACAAGCCTCTTCTTTCACCTGTTGGATTTGATTCAACTCCTAATGCAGTGCCTCTTCTTGTAATCAACGCTCCTCTGCCTCTTGCTCTTCTTCTATTAGCTGTTGTGCTCATATCTCTTCTTCTAGTTTCTGATCTAGCGCCAGAACCTGAGTAAACAACTGTAGGTGGTGGAGGTGGTGGCGGAGGTGGTGGTGGAGGTGGACTGCCGCCGCCGCATAATGCGACTGGGCCATCATATTCATAACTATCTTCTTCTATGATATTGCCGTCTTTGTCCCACACAATTTTATTGTAAATTTTCATATCGCCTTAATCCTTTTACGCATGTGCGTTAAGTTATATATATAATATACATATCCCTGTTATGACTTTGCATAACACTGTAGTTATTTATCAATCCAATCTTGATATTTTTGCTACACCACCAGTGCTTTGTAGTGTGCTTTGTATTGATGGTATTCTGCTTACATCAACAGCAGGTTCTGGTAAGTGTGATATTGATTCACTTACAGCATCTATACAGTCATCATGTGCATTGTTTGGAAAATCTTCAAGCTCACTCATAAAATTGCTGTTCTTTGCAACTCTTTCATGCACATACATTCTGCCAATTTTGATCAAAGGTTCTAATGTTTGTGCAATAAACACACGCTTGTTTTGTGTTCTAAATTTGTTTACAAAATTTATTTTGCGTTTCATTTCTTTGCAAATTCTTTTGGCTTCATTCAATAGTGATGATGAAAAGTTTTCTTCAATAAACACAGTGCCTATGCCATATTTGGCACAAGCATGTACTATCTGCACAATTTGATTTGAAAAGTCTTTGGTTTCTTTGTCTACTGCATTTAGTTGTATAACATCATGCACAAACACATTGCCTTTGTCATCACGCATAGTAACAGCAAACACAGAAGCATCCCTACCATGCAAGCCTGTTGCTGGGTCCCATGCTCCTGCCATACGCCTTATGTTTGGTGCATTGTCCTTGTCGCCCAAGCGTACCACAGGCAAGTATCCACCAAATGGTTGTGGTAAATGATGTACCATAATATCTTTTTTGTAGTATTGGATTTTGTCTAGTTCAATAAGTGGTTCATATGTTTTACTTGGTATGAGCATGTACTGACTTTTGAAGTCCCCTTCTGTTGTAGAAGCTCGTTCACGCTCCAACCAATCCCAATCAAATTGTCCATCAGGATGATTAGGCCAAGCAAGTTGTTCTGTTTCTGCATTGTACACAGGTATCTTGTGTATATGATATCCAATGTCCACAAGGTGATCGTAGAGTGATTCACTGCTGTGCGGCGTGCCACATAGCAAAATGTTTGGCGCCATCTTTGAAAATTCTGACACACGCTCTTTAATTCTTTCTCTTGCTTCTTTGGTAATGCTGTTGTCAGAAACTTCCAAGTCATCACCTATAATTAAATCGGCGTGCATACCCGTGTATGAAGCACCCAAACTTGTTACAGCAACACTTGGATTCAAACTAATTACATCTCTATCAACTGTAAAGTTTTGTACTTGCCATTGTGTTAAATCTTTTTTTAAATGCTGTGTAAGTGGATTGGTTTCAATCACAGTTCTAATCATCAATGAATTACGCAACGCAACATTTCTTTTTGCAGAAACAATTATGCAACTAAAATTTGGATCCATTAACAAACGCCACACCACATACAAACAAGTCAAATGACTTTTGCCTGCATGTCTAAACACTTGTATTATGCGTCTTGGATTTTTTTGTGTTTGTTCAAACCAATCACACATTGCCAAATGCAAGTCTGGTGTTGTACGCCCGTCAAGAATATTTTGTACATCCACAAATTGGCGAAATGGAATGTAATCCATTTGTTAGTCCTCTTTTTTAAATTCTATTATTTCTGCCTGCTCTGTTTGATGTTTAAGTTGTTCTTCAAGTCTTGATTTTGCTTTGGCCAATAATTCATCTGCTTGTTTTTTTTCTGTCATATGATTTTTGCCTTGTGGATGCACTGCACCGCTGGCATGTTGTGCTAAACTTTTTAACAATGCTAAATGTGCCTTTCTTGCATTCACAGTAAAAGTTGTTTTTTTGATGTAGTGCGGATCATCTAGTGATGGCCAAGCCGCATCTGAAAATAATTCATGTGCATGAACTACTTCGCTTTCAAAATATTTTTCTGCTAATTCTTTTAGTATTTTTGTAAATTCTTCATCTACTCTGTTTTTATCTGTCATTTCGTTTCCTTTAAAATGCGGAGTGCAATTTTTTATCGCGACACTGCACTCCGCTACATATAGGAGTAATTGAAGGATGGCTGTCCTACATCAATTACTTCGCATAAGTATTTATGTAAGAACAAAAGTGGGGTAAATGAAATGAATCTAAACGAATATGTAATGGTGCTACCTATTGCAAACGCAAGAGTATGCAAAGAACTAATCAATCAATATAACACAGACAATCTACATCAAGCCACAAGTGCCACAGCAACAGGTAATAAAGTGCTTAAAGATCATAGATTATGCGACACAATAAAAATAGAAGATCAACGAATAGACGACATTGTGTGGGAAGCACATGATGAGTACAGACGCAAACATCCTATGATGTACTGCAAAGCACAAACAGAAAGTCAATTTTTACGCTACGGACCGGGTGGTAAGTTTGAAGAACATGTTGATACATATGCAAATTCACCACGCACTATGAGTGTGTCTATTATATTAAATGATGATTACACAGGTGGGGAGTTTATGTTTTTTAACAAACAACTTGTGATCAAACCTGTGGTTGGTGATGTTATAATGTTTCCATCAAACTTTATGTTTCCGCACGGTGTTATGCCTGTGAAATTTGGCACAAGATTTGCTGTGGTTAATTGGCTTAATTAATCAGCAAAATCAACTTGGTCAAGTGCTTGTTGCCAACATTCACTTAAATCAATTGTGTTAGGATTAACTGTTTCTTTGAATATTTCAGCATCCATTTGTTCTGTAACTTCATCAAAGTCATCCCATTTTTCACGAATAATTTCACAATACCTACGCACAATTATTTCTTTTAATTCTTGATTCAGTTGTTCTATTTCTTGTTCATACATAATTATACTTCTGATTCGTATTCAATGTCTTCTGTTAATGCATTGTCATATGCATCCCAACCTTGATGTCCTTCATATATAACTGCCCTGCCATTTGAACTTATTGGATCTGGATTTGAAACTGTATCAACATCATCAAAGTCATTTTTTTTGCCAGCTTCAATGGCAATTTTTTCTGCTTCTTCTATGCTGTTTGCTTCTATGTGTTTGTATGCACCCCATTCAACTTCAACAAAATGAGTATACTTGATTGTGTATTTAGGCATGCTTTTTTATACTTGATATACATTGTGTTGTAAATTATATTCATGGCGCTTGTAAGGTGCTTAAAATTGGATTAAAGCACCATTTATATGCCGCTTTAGCTCATTTGGTAGAGCAACTGATTTGTAATCAGTAGGTGCCCAGTTCGAATCCGGGAAGCGGCACCATACACATTCTTTACACATATCAATTTTTAATCAATAAAACCCAATAGAACTGCCGTTAATTTGCTAAACAGGTACATTTGTAACAAAGGCTTTCACCCAAAAAACCCAATAAAATCAACAAAAACCCAAGTAAATCAATCATTGTTCTTGCACACAAATAGTATAGAATGTACACAGTTTTTACACGGTTATGAAAACACACAAATTAAGAGATGGGGCAATAACTTTACACACTAGAGGTGACAGCACCAAGTGGCAGGTGTACATTAATATCAAAGGAGAACGGCCAATTAGACAAAGCACAGGTCACAGCAATTTGGATGATGCTAAACAGTTTGCAACTAACCTATATGATGAATGTCGCTACAAACAAAAACAAGGCATAGCGATTCGTTCATATGGTTTCAGTGCTGTTGCAGACATGTACATCAAAGAACTACACAGCAACAAAGACAACAGTGTTAGTTCATTTCGTAAGTACAGAAGCAACAGTGGTCACATCAATAGATATCTTAAACCTTTTTTCAAAGACAAAACAATCAACGAATTTCAAATCAAACACATCACAGACTATAAGAAATGGCGCAAGACTAATTACCTAAAAACTGTGCCTAGTGACAACACCATTAGACTTGAATTGAATGCACTAGCACAAGTGTTCAAAACTGCTGTGCATAATGGCATGTGCCTGCAATCAGAAATACCCAGCATATCTGCACCAACCGTACACAATCGTAGACCAGATTTTAAAAAAGAAGAATTACCTAAACTAAAAGACAAACTGCAAGAATATATTGATTGTGCACCAGACAACAGGATACGCGACAGGCGTATTGATCTGCGTGACTATGTGTTACTGCAATTGCATATTGGATGTAGGAACGAAGAACTGCTTAACCTTGGCACCAAACATTTAGAAAAATTCAAAGTCACGGGACAACAATGTTACATTGCAACACTGGATGGTAAGACTAAACAGCGTAAAGTGTTTGTGGATGCATATGCGACAAATTTGATCAACAAGCGTGTAAAAAGACACAACGACAAGTTGCACAATAGATTGTGGCAGGTTGTGGATTTCAGCAACATATTTGGCAATTGGATAAAATGGAGTGGCCTAGAATACAACAGCAACAACGAAAAGCGTACCATGTACAGCCTGCGCCATACCTATGCCACGCAAAAGATTATTTCAACCAAAGGTGACTGGGGTGCTGTTGCACTGCAAATGGGTACATCAATTGAAATGTTGCAACGACACTATTCACATGTGTTGATAGAAAATCAAGCACATGTGTTGGACAACAAGCCTGCACTTGATAACACATTTAACAAATTGTTTGATGTTGATTAGATAATTTTAAAACCAAATAAATCAGTGTTAAAAATTTTATTTAATTTTTTTGCTTGTAATTCCACACTGCCTTGTTGTGCAAATGCTGTGCGTTGATATTTTGGATTATTATCTAATTCACTTACAGTTTTTATTACCACTGCTTTGCCATCATATGTCAGTGCATACATGCAATCAGGTTGCAACACTAAATGTTTTTTACCAAAGTCATCAACTAATGTTTCATTAACAACTTTTACAAGAGGCTTAGCCATAGTTCTATTCCTTCGATTACAACTATAATGCCAAGTTCAACTGCTAAGATAGTGTGATACACAGTCCATAACACAGACTGTTTTTGTCCGTCAATTGATTTATATTTCTTTTTCATTTTCATTTTCTTTCATGCTAAACAATTTACTTACATCTCCATTGAATGCATAAGTGCCCATATGCACCAAACTAATACGGGGATCTAACCAAATTTTAAATCCAAGATTTTGTGCTAATCTTGAAAAATAATAATCTTCTGACAAGTAGCGTCTTGAATTTTTTACAAAATGCAAAGCACCTTCGCCTTCTATGCCAGTGTCAAAAAATGCATAACTGTTTGCAACAACATCAGGATGTAAATTTTTTACATCGTTGTCATATTTGCATTCAGGATATGCTTTAATCATTTCTTCAAACACTTTGCGTTTAATCATCATAAAACCTGTGGGTGCATCATGTAGTTCTATTAGTCCATTTGTCATGTCCATGGTTTCACTTTTAAAATTAATTGCGTAGTTGTTGCTGTATTTTTCAATCATCCTTGCGTCGCATTCACCACGCTTAACAGCACGAATAACACTTTTCCAATTGATACCTTTTTTAGGATATGCACCTGTAATTATGTCAACATCATCACGCATTGAATCCCATAGCATTTTAACTATGTAATCACCTTTAAATCCAATATCCGCATCTATAAAAAGCAAATGTGTTGCTGTAGGTTGTGCTAAAAACATGCCAACCAAAATGTTTCTGCCTCGTGTTATTAAACTTTCGTTTGTTATTGTTGATGTGTTTACTTGTATGCCAGCATTACCTAACACACGCAAAGCATCCATCATGCTTTGATAATACGCATGATAATACATACCCCCATATGCGGGCGTACATATTTGCACAATTGGTTTGGTTTTGTGCAATTCTGTTAAGTCCATTTGTACTGGACGATTTAGTTCTTGTTGAAATTGATCGTATTTTTGTTGTGTGTCCATGCAAATATTTATCTCGCTAAATAGTAGCACTTAATGAAAGGTAAAAATTATGGCTAAAATTACATATTACACATCTGCAAAACAATTAGACGACTCTTGCAAGTCAGGGTTCGCTGGCAGAATGACTACATTTGAAACTTGCGGAATAGACAAATCACAAACAGAAAATAAGCAACCAATTGAAGCAACCACAATTGATTTACCAACCACAGACATACGATTAGCAGAAATGGTTGCTGTGCAATCTGCATTGGAACATGCAATCAGTTTGGGTGCATCATCAGGCACAAGATTAAGTGTTTGGTGTGACAATGAAAATTGTGTAAGTGCAATACACAATGACATGGCACAACGAGATGACAACTTTGACGGTGTTACTGATGAAGTGGTGCAAACAATTCGTATGCATCTAAAAAGATTAGGTCGCAAAAAAGGTTGGCCTATTGTGCAGGTGCGTACCAACACCAATTCAATATCTAAAGAAATTACAGAAGCAGTTGGGGGAGAAACACAACAGGACAAACCTGTGATGGAAGATCCTTTGACTATTGTTGCAAAATTGCGTGAAGCTAATAAGAAGACTCAACAGCAGTAGTTTTCATATATTCAGCAGGATAAACATAACCTGGCACTTTGTTGTAGGTTTGAAAAGGTCCTTGCAACATCAATATATAACCATTTGATTGTAGTCCAAGACTAAATGGTTTTGGACTATAATTATTCAACATTTTACTACTGTGTGTCCAAGAATCAATAACATGACTTTCAATATTATTTTTTGACAAATCCATTTGACATTGATCTATGTTTACACCTTTGTATGAATGTTTGTTTATCAATGCTACAAAAGGAATATCTTTCATAATATAACGCATGTGTTTTAACATTTTAGGCATGTTATTCCATTTGTTGATTCCTATTACAAACATACCTTTTTTATGAAACATATATGTTTTGATGTTGTTGTAATTTTTTGGAGACGGCCCACTACGCATAAAAACTCTTAATCGCAAACTAGGTAAAAATTCATGCGGACAATTCATTCGCACTGAATGTGTTGCATGAGTTATATCTTGAATTATTTTAGTGTTTATTGTTATTGGATACATTAAATTATTGCTTGTACTAATAAAACAACAACACTAATCAACACACCTACTAATGTTGAAAATGTCCACCACTGTGTTTTTTTAAGATTAGTAACATCATCTTGTATATGTTTGAGGTGGTTGTTGGCAATTATTTCTAATTTGGTATCTAACTTGGCTACATGTATTTCAACTAGTGTTAATCTGTCTTGTTCTTTTTGTTCCATTGTTTATCTCTAATGCAAGTCTACCCAAGCACCGTTGGCATAACCTCTAAACTTGTTGGTTGTGGTGTTGTAATACATCTGTCCATTTGCCAAGTTTGAACTTGGATCAGCACTTGCTGAATAAAGTTGGAACACTCCGCCTGTTGAAACTATTTCCGTGCCAGCATCAACTTTCAATACATCATTGTTGGTGTCACCATTGACTACGAAATCAACATCCTCATTGTCTGGATTGACGATGACCTGTTCGCCTCGCATGTCCAAAACTCTGACCATTGTCGTGCTGTCATCTGGTGTAGCATACCATTCTAGGTGTGTGCCCAGTGCTCCGTTGGCATGTTGTTGTGATGCTTTGGCTAAAAACTTACCTGGTGTTTTGAAGTAGTTGCCCGCCTGTTCATCATATGGTGAAAAGTAAAATCCACCTACGATATCGCCACTGGCACAATAGGCATCACTGCCATCCGCACCACTTCTCGCAAACCATACATTACCAAATTTGCCATTGTCACTGACACCTGAGGCATTTTGTGATTTCAATACCAGTGCTGGGAAACTGTCGTGTGTCGCCGTTACCTGTATACCTGCATTGTATAATAGGCTGTGATCTGCCGTGTCCGTGCCCTGTTTTACTGATATCGCCGTGTTGAAATGTGCCACTCCACCACCCCAACCCCATTCGCCCTGCGGGCCAAAGTTGCCAGTTGCTGAAGTTTGATCTGGTTTGATAACCATGTCAGCATCTGATGTTGTAATAATCTTGTTGCCATTTACATCCAAATCTCCACCAAGTTGTGGGGTTGTGTCCTCTACTACATTGTTGATTGAAACTGCTTGTGCTCTTGCATCAGTATAATATAAATTTGTACTACCTTCTGTTAAGTCGTCTGTGGTTTTTGTTGCTAATCTTGTGTCAAATCTACTATCTGTATAATATAAATTAGTTCCTTCAGTTAAATCACTTGTTGATTTTGAACTTAAATCTAAATTAGCACCTGTTTGTAAATTAACTCTGGCATCTGCTCTTGCATCTGTGTAGTAAAGATTTGTTCCTTCAGTTAAATCACTTG